CACGGTGGCGCTCTGGAGCTTGCCGATGAAAATACCCATGCCGGCCTGAAAGGTCTTGACCAGATAATTGGTCATGCGCACGTAGTTATCGCCGTTGATGACGGGGTTCGAGGAGCTGTTGTGGCCGAAACGAGCGCCGAAGTAGGACCCGCCGGGAACGGGATTCGTGATCACATCGATTCCGGCGTTTGCGAACTGCGTCAAGTCCGCGTCCGAATACGTGGTGTTCGTATAGCTCTTCTGCGTGCCGACGATTCCCTGCATCGGCTTATTGAGCGAGGACTGCTCGGGCGAGAGGCTCGCGAGCTCGCCCGCGAAGAAGGCCTGCGGGGAGACGACCCGGAGTACGTTATTCGTGGTATCGAGCCAATACACCCAGTCGCCGAAGCAGAGCTTGCCCCCATAGGAGTCCAGGCCCGCCGTGACCTTGGTCGTCGCTTCGGTGGTGATCGTATCTCCCGAAGGCCCCACCAATTGCATGTAGGTGCCCTCGCTCAACCCGTAGGCCACTTGGGCGGTCCAGGTGGTCGAGTCATCGCAATCGCACAGCATGCCGATCGAAGCCCCCGAGTTCCTGAGGGCAAACATGCCCTTTCGGGGCACCGTGTCCTGACCGATGAGCACGGTCCCGGTAATGGTGGTTGCGCCATCGGTGCCGCCGGCGAGGGTGTAGGTCGCATTCGCGAGGGCCGTCGTACCCACGCCGCCCGCGGCCACGATGATCTGCGAAGGTCCGCGAATCGAAGAGGTGCCGTTGTTGATGGCGGCGGCGATACTCAGCCAGAGTGCGTTGCCGGTAAGGCCGACGCCGATATTGTCGAAACTCTCGGGCACGAGCCCGGGAGCGCCGACGACGACCTTCGAGGAGCCGGCCGCGGAGCCCGCCGACACAGTGACCGTGATGTTGTTGCCGAACGTGCCCGAATACTTCGAGGTGACCGTCAAGCAGTTCGATAAGATCGATGCGGAGGCCGCCGTATCCGTGCCGTCGGTGACCCGCACCACCTTGAAATTGTTCGCGCCCTGCTGACAGGCGATGGCCACCGCGGTGCCTAAATCGTATTTGCGGTTTTGGATGGGCCCGAAGATCGCGACGTATTGCGCGAGAGTTCCAACGACCGTCGGTGCATTCACGGGGCCCCAGGCCGCCGTGCCGACGCTGCCCACGAGATTCGTCGGCACGCCGTTTAAGTTCTGCGTCTGCGGCGGGACGATCTGCACATACAGGTCCGGAACGACCAACGCCGTGACGTTGATCTGACCCAACTGATTAATCGGCATAGTGCTTACTCACTGGGAAGTCTTTCTGCGTCACCGGAAAATCTTTCTCGGTCTCCTTTTCGGCCTCTTTCTCTTTCGGCTCGGCGGTACGGACGATCTTGCCCGCACTGTCGGATTTCAAAATCGCCTCAATCGCCGCCGAATCGGTGATCACATCGCCCGGTTTGTAGTCGCCAAAATGGTGGGTCACGGTGACTGGCATGGGATTCCTTTAGTAAAAAACGGTGGCGAGGGGTTGGGCCGGTGGCACGCCCGCGGGGAGCGCGGCGAGAGTCCACTCCCCTTCCGTGATTTCGGTTTCGGTCTCGGTCTGAAACGTCGCGTACTCGACTTCGTACATGAGATCGCGGCGGAAGATCCGCGACTTCTCGTATTGGTCGGTAACCGGGCTCGATTTGTAGCGAAGCCTGGCGGCTGAGCCATCCGGCATCGCAAGAAACGTTTGCGCTGCGAGAGCCGCGTCGATCGGGGTTGCGATGCTCGCGCGATGGATGGGCGAGTCCGCCCAGATACCGATCTGAATGAGACGCTCCTGCCGGCGGACCTCTTGCATGGCCGTGCCGGTGACGCCGACGCGCGCTTCGAGGCGTGCGCTCGAGGTCACCACCGCCCCGGCGGAGCTCGCGCCGGGAATCAACGCGGCCAGCGCACTCGCGATGCTCGCAAGCGTGTCCGAAGACTTCACGGTGTATACGAACGGCACACTGTTCGCGAATATCGTGAGGTTGTGGGGATTTGTGGGAGGCGGAGTCGTGCCGCCCACTGTCACGGTTTGACCCGCGACGGTGAGCGTCAAGGTCGGTGTGTTCACGGTGGCTTCTTGCCAGGTGCGCTCGAAGCGGGTGGTGTTCGACTCTTCCGGTCGAGGATAGACCGAGATGTGGCAAATACCGGCCGCAAGGTCTGCATCCAATTCCAAGGGAATCGGCCAGCCCGGATAGATGCGCACCGGGGCCCCCACGACCGAAGGATTCGCGGTGCCGTTGGGGTAAGCGATGCCCGCCATCAGCGCCACCAGCACGTTCTGCACGTCGGTGAGATCGCTCATGCGTGGATCTCGTTCGCGGACACGCGCCAGCCCAGGTCCGTCAATTCCGCTCCCGTCACTTCGAAGCGCCGGCCGAGATCATCGGTCAGGATGTCGGTGGATTCCGGTTCCACGGGGAACGTCACGGGCAAAAGAGCGCGCCAGGAGGCCTCGTTCGAATCCCCGGGAAGGCCCGCCGCGGGGCCGCCGCTCGAGGCGATGAGGAGTGAGGCCGGCCAGAGCGTGACGAGGGTGGAGGGGGCGATGATCCCGGAATAGGCGACCGCGCCAACCCCTGAAACCGCGGACTGCCGGGAAAGCGATACGCTTCGCGGACATTCGATCATCACGATCGGCAAAAGGGACTGCTGAGCGGCGATGAACCAGACGGCGCCGTCGATTTGGCGCTTCAGATAATCGCCGGGTTTGGTCTGTCGTCCGTCTAGGTCCCCGTACCAGACGGGTTTTCCATAGAGCGCCGGGCGTTTGTAGGAGCCGTCGGTCGAGAGCGCGCAGCGCAGCTCCCCGAGATAATTCTCCCAGGTGGTCCCTTGAGGTCTATAAATCGTGCAGGCGTAGCCGATACGGCGGGCGGCGTGGGCGCGGCCCTCGTAGATCTTGCGGTCGAGGAGCGCGGCGTCCACTAGACCACCATGCTCGCGTTGTGGCGCGAGCCCATCCGATCGCCCAGGGGGAGTCCGACGAAATCCGCCAGGCGCTGGCGCCAGCTGTTGAAGAGCGCGTACCGGTCGGAGACTTCGTTCTTGTTGTGATACCAAACGGCGGCCCGATCGGTGTCCAGATTGGAACTCGCCTTCGCGATCCCCTGCTCGATCATGTAGAGGTTCGCGAGGTAGACGTTCGTGACGACCGTTTCCTCTTCCGGCGCCATGTTCGCCAACCGGTACTCCATGGTCCCGTAGGCCGTGAAGAATCGATAACCGTTCATGGGCGAGGGGGCTGCGCCATACATGCTGTAGCCCAAGAATCGGCGCAGGTCCACGAGTTGCGCGGCCGTGAACATCAGTCTTTGATCAACCGATAGCGCTTACCTGGCATCTTGGCGAGATCCGCGATGTCGGCGGGGTTCGTGATCGGCACGCCCCCCTTCCAACTGCGCGTCGTCCCGTTGACCGCGAACGCGACTTGAGAATCCAGGACCAAAAGATCCGGCGGTCCGGTCTCTGCGGGATCGGGCTTCGAGAGCTCCTCAAAGAGCGCTTTCGCCTCTTGGTTGCGATCCTTCGCCATCAGGCATGCTCGATGATGACGGCGCGCTTGTACACGGAGGTCGAGGCGGTCGGGAGCACCGCGGGATTCGCCGTTGCATCGGTCGGGACCGAAAAGCCGCCGATCCAGTACCAGGACTGCGCGATGATCTGCTGAAGGCGGTCCAACGGTTCACGCACCACCATCACGATGTCATCGACCATCTTGATGAGGCCGACATCCTGCGGTGTTTCATGCGCGGCCATGCCCTCGAAGTCCCCCTCGATCAGGGCCCCGAAGCCGCAGACAATCGTGCGGTGGATAGGGACTAACCCCAACTTCTGCTGGAAGGCCTCGGTGGTCGCAATAATCCGCACATCGGTAAGCTCCGCGATCTGCCCCGTGGCGTAGGGACCCGTTGCCCCTTGGCCGCGATAGAGCAGCGCAAATTGCTCGTCGTTGAAGAGTTCTCGAGCTGCCTGCGGGTCCGCATAGGCGTTGTATTTCCCGTCGATGGTCGGTACCGCATTCGAACGCAGGTAAGCGACCGCATCCAAGAGCGAACCCATCGTCAATTGATCGGTTGCGATGAGTGCGCTCGTCGCCGTGCGGGCGTTGGGCCTCAGGACTGTCGGGCCCGTACCGTTGTTCGCGGAGCTGGACGCGACCTGGCCCGTTGTGCCGTCGGCGACGCTCACATTGCTCCCAAGCGTCAAGTTGCCCGAGACACCCCCGGGGGTAGTCGAGGTGTTGACCGTGTCGGCGGCCGCACCCGTCACGTTGTACGTATCACCACCGATGACGATCGTGAGCGGTGCGGAACCTGAGACCGCCTGGGCGACGCCGTTCACATAGCCTTGGTTGAACCCGTTGATGTTATCGACGTGCACCGTGTTGCCCGGGGCGCCCAAGGTCGTCGTGACGGTGGTGTTGCCGCCCATGTAAGCCGCGAACAGCGCATTTCGCGCGATGCGATCC